ACAATCACAATGTTCCCTGTTCCAGTGGATGCTACCCACACTTACCACGTTGTAATACAGCGTCAAATCCAAGACTTCAACCTCAGCACGGATAACCCAGATTTCCCCCAAGAAGCATTTCACATGTTGAAGTGGGCACTTGCGGATGAAATTGCACTGGAATATCAAACACCAGTTGCAACCAGACAGGAGATAAGTATGAAAGCTACTAAGTTCAAAGAGGGATTCTTCTCTTCCCCACTGTCACAAGAGCAAGCATCGGTACAATTTACCCCTTCGGAGCGTTCACGATGATGCACGGTGTGGGGGTGCAGCATTACTTAGAAGGCGGGATGTATGCGAAGGAAGCCTGCATACCAAAAGGGTACGTCTTGGTGCAGCATAAGCATAAATTCGGTCACTTGTCTGTGCTTGCGCAGGGTGAAGTCTTGCTGGATATTGACGGTGAGCAGGTGAAGCGCACTGCCCCTTGTTGCTTGCATATTGAAGCGGGGAAGCACCATGGGATACTGGCGCTGACTGATGTGGTCTGGTACTGCATACATGCGACAGATGTGTCGGAAGTACTTGACATTGATGATACACTTATTGAACTCCATGTTACTGACGAAGCTATGCACGATACACTGGAAAGATTAAAGGCGGCTGCAAATGGATAATATACTTCCCCTGATTCGTGGGCTTGATGTCACTCCTTTGCTGCTGGAGCTCAAGAACAATCCGCAGCTCTGGAACACCAACACCTATCGCACCCGTAACCCTAACAGCCCTCATCGGGAAGTTGATGATATCTGGGTGCGGTACAATCGCCTGGAAGTGCTGGAAAATACCCCAGAACTCCTTCACGCGGAGCATGACTCGGTGTGGTATCCAGCTATTGAGCGACTCCCTAGTTTGCGGAAACTTGCACTGGACTTAATGCACCATGTTAAAGGGGAACGGCTCGGCGGCATATTGATTACGCGTATCCCCCCTTGGAAGCAAGTCTACCCACATGATGACCGTGGCTCTTGGCATGCAGCTTACTACGACAAGTACGCGGTGCAACTTGAAAGCGCACCTGGGCAGTCCTTTGAGTTTGAGGAGGGCGGCTTTGCGGCAGCACCTGGTGATGTGTACTGGTTTAATAACCAAGTAAAGCACTGGGTCACTAACAATAGTGACTTTGACCGAATAACCGCGATAATATGTATTCGCACTGATAAAGGAGTAGCATAATGCCTTTCGTATCCGCAGTCCTTCCCGCAGTTGCCTCAGCTGTTGTTGGTGGTGCAGTTAGCAGCATGTTTGCACCAAGCCCTGGTAGCCCTACTAGCCCAACAGGAGCAGCTGCAGCCTCTGACCCCTTCGCTTCCCAGCGTGGTCAGTACCAAACACAACTTAACAACATGATGCAACCTGGCCATGCAATGAATGTGCAAGACCCTTCATATGCTTTCCGTTATGACCAAGGGATGGTCGGGCAGGAACGTGCGCTTGCGGCTGGGGGTATGGCAGGGAGTGGGAATGCGATGGCGGCTGGCGCAATGTATGGTCAAGGCCAGGCGTCGAATGAGTATGCGAATCAGTTTTCCCGATTGTCGCAACTTGCAGGTGCTAACATCGGAAGTCCTGCAGCAGCGGGGCAGATACTTAGTCAAGCAGGGCAGCAACAGCAAGGCGGCGCAACTGCAATGGGGAACGCAGTTGGGTCAGCTGTTGGAGGTCTATTCGGGCCAACCTATGGTGGCCCTGGCTCAACAGGAACCTTCTTCAACCCGACTGGATTCGACACTGGAGTTGGTGGTTCTGGGTACACAGCCGCAAGCATGGGTGGAGCTGGTTCCGAAGAGGCACAGATGGTGGCTGCTCAGTGGCCAGGTGCGGGGTTCTAAATCATGGCGATAAGTGGATTCCTCCAAGGTCTTGGCCAGCAAGCTGGCTACATCATAGACTACAAGCAGCAATACGACGCAAAGCAACAACAACTGGAACTAGGGAAACAGCAACTCCAGATGAACGCCTTCAACATGCAACTGCAACAGCAGCAACTTGCAACAAAGGCTGAGATTGGGCAAGACTTATCCGCGCAGTTTAAGGCTGATGCAACTGCTGCAGGTGACTTGGATAAAACAACTGCAATTTATCAGAAGGAGTTCGGCAAGCTTATGACGGAGGGGAAGCTGGAAGATGCTTCACGTATGATGCAAATGGCTAACCAGACGGAAGCTGCCTCACGTCAGAAGAAATCGGATGTACTTGAGCAACACAAGCAACTGCAAGAAGCAACTGCAACGGCTGCGTTGAATTATGCCGCTGACAAATCGCCAGAAGCTGCGGCGGCACTTGAAAAGGCCTACTTGACGGGTGGTGGTGACGCTGCCTTGATTCCAAAGCCAAATACCCCTGAGTACTCTGCCTGGGCAAAGGGGCAAGTGACTTCCTCAATGACGGCAGCGCAACAGGCAACGTTCTTGCAGAAGGAGGAGGACTTGAAAGCCGTGCGGGATGAGAAAGCTGCGACGGATGCCGCCCGACTTGCTGAAAAGAAGTCACAAGATGCGGCAACAGAGGCTTATCGTCTGCTGGGATTGCAACTGCGAGAGAGCGAGCTAGCGGCAAGGAAGGAAGCTCATGCCGATAGTCAAGCACGGATTCGTTCTGACCAAGGCTTCGCACATGCACAAGTCTTGAATACCAAGCTGCAACAAGTAGCGAAGCCTGTGCTGGAAGACCGCGAACGTGTCAGCACTGTGCTAGGGTTGTTGTCCCTTGATAGTGCAGAGGGTGACCAGCAAGCACGCCAAGCCCTTGTAGCTACCTTTGGACAATTCAAAGGTCGTGCAACTAATAAATACTACGCTGACAACAATACCTTTGGTGACGTAGCTAACCGTGTGACTGGATTCCTATCCAAGCATATCACAGGGAAGTACTCTGACAAAGACCGTGCAGATTTGAACAAGATGCTGAGTGATATGCAAGATAAAGTTATTGACCCGCAACTGCAGAAGATGGAGGATTACCAAAAGCGACAAGCAGAGAACTTTGGTATTAACCCTGAAGGTGTGGGGATACAAGGCGACTTTAATCGGACGAAGCCTCAAGCAGCAGCCCCTGCAGGTGCAAAACCAACTGCTGTTCCTGGTGTCCATGCACTTCCTAATGGGGTCATGCTGCTGAACGGAAAACAATACAAGAAAGTGGGGACAACATGGCAGGAACTGTAACAGACCCGAATGTGTTAGCACAGCTGAATGCGGCGGAAGGTAGTGAGCCTGCGCCTGCAACTACGGCAACTACGGCAACAACTGGCAAGACTGTTACCGACCCTTCCGTGCTGGCACAGCTAAATGCTGCCACCTACGCCCATCCAGATACCATACGCCATGCACCTGAAAGCAACACAATGTACAACATTGACAAGGCCAAGCATGGAGTAGCAAGTGCGCTTGGGGTGTTTGGGGGCGGCGCTGTGAGTACGGTGAATCAAGGCCTTAGGGCACTGCACCTTCCGCATAGTGAAGACCCCGTAGGTGGTATCGGCATGGTAACGCGTGGCTGGGAGATGCTCCTTGGTGTGAAGCATGTGAAAGCCCCAACTGACATCTATGGGCATATCAGCAAGGCCACGGAGTACGAAGGGGAAATCTCTGAGTTCCTTGGTGCCGCGATGCTCCCTGGGCTTGGCGAGGTTGGTGCAGCTGCTAAGGGCACTAAGATGCTGGTAGCGGGGAAACAAGCTCTGAGCGCCGCTGGCTCGGCCACAACTGCTGTTGAGGGTAAGGAATGGGGCAGAGAGAATGCTGCTTCCTTCGGCCTGACACCTGAGCAAGGTGAGCAAGTGGGTGGTATCGCTGGAAGTCTCGTCGGGCCTTCATTGCTAGTGGCTGGGCAGAAACTTGCAAAGGCTGGTGCAGCGAAAGCTATGGCAGAGGCTGACAAACGCGGAGTTGGCTGGTCAGCGGGGGCTCAACGCGCACAGGCTAATAAGATTCTGGCAAAGGAAATCAACCATGCCCTTGACCATGCTCCAGACAGTGCGCAGAATGTGGCAAGGTCGCTGCAGTTGACGAAGAAAATTGAACGCTTCCATCCTACACAACCACAAGCAACAGCAGCTCCAGGGCTTATAGCCCTTGCCCAAGAAGTAGCAAACAAGTCACCAGAGGCTGTGGCTAAGGCCAGTGCTGTGCAAGCGAAGAACCTCGCCGCTATCGAAGCCTTCAAGGAAAAGACCTTTGGAGCCAAGCCTGGGACAGTTCCAGCTGAAGGGAAACTCCCTCCTGAGAATTTGACTGACCCTGCGAAGCTGCAATTGCAGTTGAAGCGGGAAGATATGGATTTACTGCAACGGAAGAATGAGATGGAGATTCAAGCCCTGTCTGATAAGTACCGCAGGACAGTGGATAACGAAGCTATCGGCGTTGCGCTGCGGGATAAGTATTGGGAAGCTCGCGGGGTCGCACAAGCAGCGAATACGAAGCAACTGGCTGGTGTGTATAGCACAGCAAAACAACTCGGAATTTCCTCTGACATGACGGATACGAGGGAAGCCGTGCAGAAGATGGTCGCGGCTGATGCAGCTACGTTCCAGAACATGCCTCCTGTGTTTGCGAAAGTGCTGAAAGAGTACCCAAAAGCGACAGCAGATACTTTCACACGGGAAACTGTATCGAAACCTGGTGCACTGAAGCCGATGTACACGACCAAGGTTGTGAAAGGGCAGGCAGGGAAGGATGAGGCGAGCTTTGAAGAGCTGCATAGTTTGTACAAACAGGCAAATCGGGAATGGGCTGATGCGACAATAGCTGGTGATAGCAGTAAGGCGCATTACCTGAATGAATTGCGCGGGCAGCTGAAGAGCAAAGTCGATGTATATAATGGTGCGGAGTATGGTGAGCTTGGGCAGAAATTCTCTAAGTTCAACCAAGACTATGCTCGGTATTCCAAGACCTTCAAGGAAGGCGCAGGTGGCGAGATTGCAAAGCGCGGGAGGAATGGGATAACACGGGATGCTGAGGATATTGTAACGAAGACGATACTGCGCGCGGGGGATAAAAAGAAAGGTGTGCAGGACTTTTTCGCTATCTACGGGAATGACCCCCGTGCTGCAGAGTTACTGCATGATGGGTTGCTGGATAGTTACTCGAAAGCAGCGATGAAGACTGGAGAGTTTAATCCAGTAGCAGCAAGGAATTGGCTCGCCCAGCATCATCAAGCGATGAGTGAGCTGCCAGAGACTGCGAAGTATTTCCAGGATGCCCAGAAGATGGGAGATGCAATGCTGAATCGGAGGGTGGAGCTGGTAAAGCAGAGGGAAGTGGTTGATACGAGTGTACTGGCGAAGATTGCTGGGAATGAACAACCTGAGAAGTTAATCACAAGTGCTGTGAGTGACCCGAAGGTGATGCGTGCGTTGATGGAAGGTGCCCATACTTACGAGAGCAAACAGGCGATTGCACGGAGTATTGCTGACTATGTGGGGAAGAAAGGGGATAGCCTGGAGTATCTGAAGGCGCATGAAGCATCGCTGAAACCCGTGATGGAGCAGCTTGGGAAGGGCCACTGGCAGAATTTAGTGGATATTGCTGAGGCGGGGGCGATACTGAAGCGAGTGGAGCCACCCACCGCAGTGGAGTTGGCGAAGATTAAAGACCCACTGGAGCAGGCAACTGGCACGACAGTGAAGACGGCGATTTCCCGTGCGAGGAACTTGGATACGCCACTGGGTGTGAGTAAGACGTACTTGATGGCGGAGGCTACAGGGAAGTACGTGTTCAAGATTAAGACGGAGGAACTTGCGCGGTTGCGACTGGCGGCGTACTGGGACTCGGAGGTTGCTGCTGCAATTGCACCGCTTGCGAAGAGTGGGAAGGGGATGACTAAGGCGGATATGGAGCACCTGCAGCGACTGGCGTGGCTGTACGGAGCGCGGGTGGACGTGGAACAGAAGCGGACGCAGGAACATGCGGAGGGTGTGCGGGCAGAGGAAGCGAGGATGAAGGAGCATTATTAGGGTGGGTTACGGCAGTGTAATACGGGGGAATAACGCTGCCGATTGCTCAAATTGCTTACTAATGGTGTGTACTACATGGGCGCAAGTTTCGCACTTGACATAGTGTGTGTGAGGGTGTTACCATACCAGGGTGAGTTGGGTGGGCGCGGCAATACAACCTACGGGCGCATGGGGGATTGTCGCTCAGCTGTTGTGTGACTGGAGTGGGTGTGAGGGTGTTATTGGGGCGGATTACAATGCTGTAATACACGCGAATAACTCCAATACAGTAGTGTGTGCGGCTGGAGTTGTCGCTGCTACTTACTGTTGCAGGGTGCGCGAGGCTGTCGCAGCTGGGATTGTTTTAGTCTCCCTACGGTCGCTATGGCTGCCCCCTTGCTCCCCCCACCTCCTTGCACTTATACTCCCTCCCATCAGCCACACTTTTCCCTTTGGCACACCTTATGAACATCCTCATCATCGACGCAATGGCTGCAGGACTCGACTTCGCTCTCCGCTGCGAAGCCCAGGGGCATACAGTCAAAATCTGGTACCCCAAGGACACCCGCACAGGCGGGGAAATTCCTGTCGGGCGCGGGCTGGTTGACATCGTGGCGAACTGGCAGAGCTGGATGAAGTGGGCAGATTTGGTCTTTCTGACTGACAACGCGCGCTTCACACGGGAGCTGGAGCACTACAGGGAGCGTGGCTACCCTATCTTCGGGCCGAATGTGGAAGGCACTGCCTGGGAACTCGAACGGGGGACTGGGCAGGCAGTGCTGGAAGCCCACGGAATTGCCTGCATGGAGAGCACCATTTTCAGCAACTACGACGAAGCCCTCGCATACCTCAACGCAAACCCTGGACGCTATGTATCCAAGCCAACTGGGGATGCGGACAAGGCACTGAGCTATGTTGCGAAAAGCGCGGAAGACATGCTGTTCATGCTGGAGCGCTGGAAGCGCACGATGAAGAAGAAAGTCCCTTTCCTGTTCCAGAAATTCACCCCAGGCATCGAAATGGCAGTGGGTGGATGGGTCGGGCGGGATGGCTTCTTGCCGCATTTCCTCGAGAACTTCGAGTTCAAGAAGCTGATGCCAGGGGAAATCGGGGTAAACACTGGGGAAATGGGCACGGCAATGAAGTACTGCAGCGCGGAGGAGTCGCTCTTGGCGCGGGAAATGCTCCTGCCGCTTGAAGCAGCCCTCATCCGAAGTGGCTACACAGGCTACATCGACGTTGCAGTTATTATTGATAAGGCTGGCAAGCCCTGGCCACTGGAATTCACCACACGCCCAGGCTGGCCATTGTTCCAGATTCAGCAAGTCCTGCATGAGGATGTCGCTGGGTGGATGCTGGAAGCAGTGCGCGGAGGGGCTTGCAGCTTCGAGCCGAAGAAGGGCATCGCAGTTGGTGTTGTGGTTGCGATACCTGACTTCCCGTATGGTAAGTTGACGCGGGAGGAAGTCAGCGGGTATCCTGTCTTTGGCATCACTGACAGCAACCGCTACTACATCCATCCGAGTGAAGTCAAGGGAGGGATTATCAACGGCAAGCCTATGCTGGTGTCTGCGGGGAACTACCTATTAACTGTGAGTGGGGTGGCAGGGACAGTGCAAGGTGCTATTGACGGTGCTTACAAACGCGTGAAGGAACTCGTTATCCCTAACAGCCCAATCTACCGCAATGATATTGGTAAGCGGCTGGAGGTGCAGCTGCCAGAGTTGCAGGCGCTTGGGTATGCGGAAAGCTGGGAATGGTAAACGGGTGTTTTGTGGGCGGTTTTATGCCATTGGTTAGCCTCATGTATGCGCGTGTTGCGTTAAAATTGCATGGGGATAGGTTAGCATTGGTGGGCGTAATTAAATCGCTCAAAACGGCTCAAATAACTAGGGCGTATTACAACACTGTAACCCGCGTGAGAAACTAACTATGGCTTCCAACAATTACTGGGCATCAGGGCAATGGAACTTCATCTGCGAGTTGTGTGGGGCGAAGCGGAAGTCCAAGGACGGGGTGAAGACCTGGGATGGGCATTATGTCTGCAGTTCCCATAAGGAAGTTCGGAATCCACAGGACTTTGTAAGGGGTGTGCGGGAGAACCTGACAGTGCCTTGGACGAGGCCGCCTACGGATGACCAGTTTGTAGCAATTGAGTACGACAGGAGCTTTGCTGACGAGGTTGATATCACTGAAGGGTTTTCGTTTAACCTGTCACTGATTTTTGGTGTTGTCACTGTCAGCCCTGATGGTCTTAACGGAAATGCACTGAACAGCAGTGCGCTGAACTCCACCAGCGCTACAACGGTGAACGAAGAACAGGCAGTAATATCTGAGTATATGTATCAGGGCACTCTGGAAAACTTTGCTGACAGCACTGCTTCATCGGAAACCGTCAGACTTACCATTACCACCTCGACTAGTCTGAACGGTAGCGCATTAAACACATTAGCATTAGGATAAACTATTTGCTACAGCTAACACTTATAAGGATTCGCTATGATGCAGGATATGGTAGAAGTTGCAGGTAAGCTCAGTATTGTACTGACAACTGCGGATGGCATGGTGAAGGACAGCAGGGAGTTGGATAACCTGATAGTTCAAGTAGGGAAGAATTACTTGGCTGGTGGGGTTATTGGTTCTTTGACGCAGCCTTTTATCCAAATGGCACTCGGGACTGGCACGACATCACCAACAACTGGTGATACAGCTTTGCAGGCTCAGATTGCCCGACAGGCCTTTACTAGTTCTAGTGTATCAACCAATATTGCGACAGTGAGTACGACTTATGGTGCTGGTGTAGGTACAGGGGCACTGACTGAAGCAGGGATTTTCAATGCATCAGTGTCTGGTGTGATGTTGTCACGCGTTGTATTTTCAGTGGTTAACAAAGCATCTACTGACGTGCTTACAATCACTTGGTCTATCACAATCGGTTAAGGGGTAAAGTATGGGAATAAAGTTCACGAATAATGCTACTACTACACTGGCAGCAGGGGTTAATAGTTCCGCAACATCGCTATCAGTGCAGTCTGGGGCAGGCGGATTGTTCCCAGCACTTGCGGGTGGGGATTACTTTTACTGTTCACTGGCCAATAACTCTGGTAATGTGGAGATTATAAAGGTCACGGCAAGGTCGGCAGACACCTTTACGGTAGTACGTGGGTATGACAATACGGCTGCAATGTCCTGGAATGCAGGGGATAAGGTGGAGTTGCGGGTTGTTGCGGCTGGGTTTAATGATATTAATGCAGCGATTGCAGCGGCAGCTCCACTGGCTTCGCCTGCACTAACAGGAACGCCCACCGCACCAACACCAGCGCAGTTCGACAATGACACCAGTATTGCGACAACAGCGTTTGCACAAACGCTTGGGCTGCATTCCCCTGGTGTGGGAAATTACTCGGGTTCAGTCACATTAAGCACTGCCGATATCGGACGCGCTTTTTGGTACACGGGCGCAGGCCCTGCCACGGTTACATTACCCGATGCCGCTGCTCTAGGTTTGCCAGTTGGTTCAATGGTTATCGTGTCAAATGTTGTCAATTCAGTGCTGACGTTGGCACGTGCAGGCACTGCGTTAATCTTTGCCTATGGGATAGGTAACGTAACAACCCTGACCCTGAATTATGGTGACGGTGTTTCTCTGGCGTGGGATGGTGGTAACTGGGTACAAGTTGGCAGCGTCGGAAGAGTAAGCGGTGACAGCACCCGCACCTACTCTGTCGCGGCAGGAGTTGCGACTACTGATGCGGTTAATGTAGGGCAGTTCCCAGCATCTTTAGTTGCTAATGGGTATCAAAAGTTAGCAAGTGGATTGATTATTCAGTGGGGAGCTGGCACTGCCGTAGCTTCTGCTACCTCAACAGTTACATTCCCTATTACATTTCCAAATGCCTGTTTGAATGTAGTAGGCACTCCAATGTATGCAACATCTGGAAATAACTGTATGTGTACTCTTAACTCAAATACTAACTCACAAGCCATATTTTATATGCTTGACTATACGAACGGGGGTTTACCAGTAGCTCCGAAATGGTTTGCTGTAGGTTATTAAGGATAAATAATGAAATATACAACACTTGACATAAACGGACTACCAACGGCATTCTATTCTGATGATATTAATAAGGATATTCCAACAGATGCTATCGAGATTACAGATGAGCAATGGCTTGAGTGTATTAACAACAGTGGTCAAGGATGCTTCAAAGATGGCGTTTTAGTTCCTTATGTGGAAACTGTTACACTAACGCAGGCACAACAAACTCAACTAGCGGTGATAGACAGTGCATACGATACCGCTATGCAGAAGCCAGTCGCGTATATGAACACTACATTTCAAGCTGACAAAGATAGTCAGGACTTGATGAACCGTGCGATTACAGGCTTGCAAGCTATCGTTGCAACAGGCGGCACAGTGCCAGCTAACTTCGCTTGGTATGATGTAAACAATCAGCCAGTAACGATGACGCTGTTACAACTCCAAGGATTATTCGCAACTGGCGTGGCTAACGTCAATGCTCTGTTTGTGTATAAGCAAACGCAGAAAGCCGCAATACGTGCAGCGGTAACAGTGGCAGACGTAACAGCAATTACATTCTGAGGCAGGTGGCGTAATGAAAATCCCTCTGACAGCCCTGACCATCACCACAAGGGATGGGACTTTAGCCAAAGACTCCAAGGCCACTAACGTCCTCGGTGGGCAGAAACGGCCTGGTCTTGCGACTGTGGCACAATTACCAGTTGGGGTTGGTCAAGGGATGTTTAACTTTGCGCCTCTTGGGACGCTGGTGGTCATTAGTAACAGTGTGTACTCCTTAACCACAGGTGCATTGGTTGCGGCGATTCCGAGTGGTGTCGGCCCTTACGACTTCACAGAAGTTGCAACAAATGGGATACTGGCTTTCAAGGATGCTGCGAATATCTGGACAATGCAGTATTCGAGCGTTGTCGTGGCGGCGCAACCTGCTGTGCCAGCGACTTCTACTTCATCGGCGACGCTGCCAATTCCTGGGCTGGGTATTGGTGTGAACTTGGTGAAAGTCCCTCGTGGTGTTGCAGGTGCTACGGTGTTGCAGCCAGGTACAGGTGGAACAGACGGTACTTACGCACTGACAATAACAGCAGCTTCTGGTGATACAGGGTCAGGTGCAGCGGGGACTTATGTGATTTCAGGTGGGATAGTCACTGCAATCACGATTACAGTAGTGGGGGATAACTACCTGGTGCCTCCGATAGCGACATTCCCGCTTGGAGGCATTGCTGGTGCTACTGCTACGGTGACTGTAAACAACGTCCCTACGGCAATGCTCCCAGGGATTGTGTTCCTAGACAGTACCTACTATGTAATGACAACTGATGGGAAACTAACAGGGTCAAACTTGAGTGACCCTAGGAACTGGGATGCACTTAACTACTTGGTGCTGAATGCTGACCTGGGAAATCCAATAGCAGTTGCGAAGCAGCTGAACTACATTATAGGGTTTGCTGATGAGTTTACCTCCTTCTACTATGATGCAGGGAATCCTCCTCCAGGCTCACCGCTCGGCCCAGTGCAAAGCGCGTACATGGATGTGGGGTGTGTGAATGCTGGAAGTGTGTGTCAAATTGGTGGGTTGCTGCTGTTCGTAGGGAAAACATCTACAAAAGGCAGGGGAGTGTATACGCTAAAGGGTGCGCAGTATCAGCTATTGTCTGATGTGTATCTGGATAAAGTGTTGATGCTGAGTACCCTTGTCGGGTGCAGCGCGATGAATATGAAGGTACAGGGTCATGAGTTGTATTTGTTGACACTACCTGATTTAGGAATCACTCTTGCAATGGACTTTAATCAGAAGCAGTGGGGAGTGTGGACTTCCAGTGTTAGTCCAGCGACTACACAGCTAATCCCAGGTGACTACACACAGGGTGTTTTTGCACCTGTGCATTACCTTGATGGTGACGCTGATATCGATTTACTGCAACACCCAAGTAATGGGAAGGTGTATCAGCCTTTATGGAATGTATATACTGATGACGGGCTTCCAATTGATGTTAATCTTGTGACTACACAAGTGGAAGGTGAAAACTCGGACTATGTGAGGATTGCTGCGGCAGAGTTTATAGGGGATAAAGTTGAATCTACTTTATATATTAGATTTTCTGAGGATGATTATAACACTTGGAGTACTTACCTACCTGTGGACATGTCAAAGGTGAGGAGCAGGACTGTACGGCAAGGTGCTACTCGGAGAAGGGCGTATCAGCTGAGGCATGTAGATAATGCACCGTTAAATGCGAGAGAGCTGCACTTGGAAGTTTCCAAGTAATTAGGGCGTATTACAAAATTGTAACCCACATGAGAAACCACTATGACCACTCCCCAGTACCAATTACCGCCACCACCTCAGGAACTCCCAGCGGAACTTCAAAGATGGTTTCAGCTTGTGTATGCTAGGTTGCAGGCAGCGAATATAGGGACTATTAGCTTTACCAATTTGAATTTTACTGGGGGAAACCTGACTGAAATCCCTACAAGGAATCACAATGATTTGCAGGGGATTCAAGGTGGAAGTGCAACTGACAGGCAGCATTTGACAACGGCACAAGTGACTGACCTTGCAACTATCAAAGCGGAAATTGCTGCGGGATTGACGGTAACAATCACAACGGCTAAGCTGACAACTGGTGGAGTAAATGGTTCAATGACCTTTACTCACGGAATCCTAACGGCACAAACGGCAGCAACTTAAAACAAAAGGCAAGTATAACATGCAAGCAGAATTACCAATAACTGAGATTGTGCTTTTTATTGTAGGGTCTGTTTTTACATTTATAAGCTTTTTGCTTCGGCAGAAGGATGAAAAGCAAGAAGAGCAGATAAAGTTATTATTTTCCAAGCATGATGACGATGCAGCTAGACTGGAAGAGCTGCGATTGGAAATAGCTAAGCACCACTACATTCGTTCTGAGTTGGATGCGAAGTTTGATAAACTTGAGAACTCAATTGTAGAAGGGCTGGATAAGCTGGGGGCGAAGTTTGACAAGCTCGGGGAACGGTTGATGAAGGATTCTCAGTAGTTTTTACAGTATACACTTAGAGAGGTTATAAAATGACAGCGGATACAATGCTTGGGTTGGTTATAGGCCCGATAGTTTTACTTAATGCAACGCCAGTTGTGCAGCCTATGGCAGGTGCGCCGCTCCCCTCAATCATCAAGCTATACGTCACTGCAGGCGACACGTTAGTGCTAGACCAGTCGTTTGATGGTGGGGTAACCTACGACACGCCGATGCTAACTACTACGACTACGGCAGGGCAAAGGCTAGACGCTGGCTGCTCACATATCCGTGTCACTCGCTCTGCGGGCGCTTCGACTACTTCTTACTTTACAGTGTGTGGTTAATCATGGCTAATGAAAATGTATATCAGGCATCATCTAGTAAGGATGGTATTTACTTCTCAACCTATAATCCAGTCGGAAATAATGACCCATCCGACTCAGCGAAATTAGTCCAGGCTTCAGTAGATGCTTATAATGCAGGGTTGCCGTTAATTTTACCACCTGGAAGCTTTCTGTTATCTACATCTATAACTAAATTAGTAGGCTTGATTGGTGCGCCAAATGGAAAAACCACTATAAACCTTAATTTAGTGGATAAAAGTTCAGCCTTTGGTTCTCAGTTTATATTTCAAAATGCTCATTTCACTAATGGTGCTTACAACTCAAACACAGCTGATGCCATATATGTGGCTGATTTGAATATAGTAGTAAATCCACAATCAACTATGACTATATTCGGATTCGCAAATGTCAAATCGCTGCTTATGGAAAGAGTTAATATAACAGCCAATTATGTCCTTAACGCAGGCACTGGCAGGCCTTGGAACGTAGATGCTTTAATAGATTTATATGCAAGCGTTAAGAATGCCACTATATCAAATAATACCTTGTCTAATATAACCTATGCCCACGGTTCAGCAACCCCTTGGGCGGCGGGTGGCGGCGGTGCTATTTGGGTTAGAAACTTGCTTAGTTCAGCTACGCTGGGAGCTGACTTAAATAACGCCACTGAGAACATAGACATCTATGATAATACGATAATCCATAACACCAGCGATGAAGCTCTGTCTGTCTACTGCGTAGTTGGTTGCACACGGAATGTAAGAGTTTATGACAATTACATCTATGGTCAACCAGTTAACACGTCTGCGGTATGTTTCCAGCCGACACTGGTATCAGCGTTTCCGCTTAAAGACCCTACGAACGGTGCTAATGCCAGACTAGAAGACGTTGAGATATATAACAATACTATTATTTCATATTCCTGGTTTTACTCCGTATTAAGATTCGGAAACTCTACTGATACTGGTGTTATATGCAGACGGATTAAATCAAAAGGTAATCGAGTGTATGCGTATCGTTCAACTGATGCAACATACAGTCCACATGCCCAGTGGTTAGCATATGTTTCATCAGACCCAGACCCTGATACTAACTGTTTAGCGATTAGAGCTGTGCAGGTTTCAGGAACCTTTGGGGCTTATAAGAATGCTGGATTCACTAGTAGCAACGATTCTTTAACCTGTGATGGCGGTTCTACCCTTTGGGGCATAGCAGGGTTTGATGAAGCTAATACTCCAACAATTCTTGGTTCTGCCTATTACGGAATGGCTTATTGTTCCTCTGTCACTGGCGGTAACATAGAGGCTAGTTCAGTTGCTTATTATGATTGTAATCAAGTCACTGGTGGAAATGCTAAAACAGACATAGTTGCTACTTCTTCAGTAATATTCTTAGTTGATACTACGTCTGGGAACTATAGAATATCTAATGTAGGTGGTTCGTCAGGGGGTGGCGCAGCTAAAATATCATCTGCAGCTACTGCTAGCTCATATATTAACATCTCTAACTTAGACATAGTTCTTAATAATTCTTCAGCGTATGCTATAACTAATCAGTCGACTACTGCGGTAGTAGTTGCTAGGACTAATTCAATATCTGGAACGATGTTAGGGGGTACTTCAGGGACAATGACAAGCCAGATGAATAGGTATGGGGCTGTGACAGAGACAGTAACCTCTAGCAATTCTACGGCAGCAGCGATAGTAATTACAGTACCCTCCTCAGGTGTAGCTTACCAGAATACTACTGGGTATGAAATGGATGTTATTGTAAATGGAGGTACTGTTACTTCTATCTCAGTGTCCAGGGATAACGTAACCTATTACACTACAGGGTTATTAGCGGGCATCGTAACTTTATCTGCAAATGATTATGTTAAAGTTGTATACTCTGCTGCACCAACTATGACTGGGCTAAATAGATAGAGGTAAACGCCATGACCAAGGCCGACTTCCCAGCAGAAATCAGACTGCTGTTGGTTTTCGTTGCTCCCTACATTTTCATTGAATTTTTGAGGGCAGCCTCATGACCAAGACCGACTTCATATCCCAACTAACCCCTGCCGCTGTCGAGTGTGAGAAAGCGGCGGGGATACCCCATGCGTTTACGCTGGCGCAGGGGGCGTTGGAGTCGGCTTGGGGTAGTTCTGTGCTGGCGACAAAAGGGTTTAATCTGTTTGGTGTGAAAGCGGACGCATCTTGGCATGGTGCAACGCTGGCATTGCCGACTAAAGAGCATCTGAGTGGGAAGGATGTAATGGTCGTTGCAAAGTGGCGCAAGTATGCTAACTGGGACGAGTGTATGCTTGACCATGCTAAGTTCTTCCACGACAACCCGCGTTACAAACACGCGCTGGAAACAACTGACCCTGCCGAGTTCGCACGGCGTGTTGCGGCGGCTGGTTATGCAACTGACCCGAAGTACGCGCAACTCCTTATAACTATTATAAACTCCATCAATCTGCAAGAATTGGATAAGCCATGGGAACTGCAGCAAAGGTCACAGCCTATTCCATCGGAGCAAGTTTCTGGCTTGCATCCCTCATTGCAAAGCACTATTATCCCGACATCGACATCAGTGCCTTCACCACAGCCATTAGTGTCGCGCTTGGGGGCATGGGGGCTATCCATGCTCAAGCCAGTCGGGGGAGGCTTTAATGTTTTTACTAATCTTGTTAGGGGCGGGCTTGGGGTTATACCTAGAGCCGCCGCAAAGCTGCTTTCCAACGGCGGAAGTCGACCCGAAAGCAGTAGCGCAAGCCTTGCAATTCGGGACACAAGTGCCGATATCGCTGGGTGTGGAGTGCAAGCAGTAGCAGCAACAGTAGCAACAATTTCACCCGAACCAACCACTATAAAGGACTTCACCATGATTACAGCAGCATCGTTACAAACAAACATGACTTCAATTAACAACATTGCAGTTGAACTGGAAAACATCGCAGCTGTGATTCCGTTCTTACCTGCTTCCGTACAGACAGCTATTGCAGAGATTAAAATCCTGCAAGCAGTAGCACCTGCAATCATTGCAGACTTGGTTGATGTGATGACTAAGGCTGAAGCAGCTTACGCGCAAGCACGCGTTTAATGGCTGCCTTCATCGGTGAGCTGGATGTTCGGCTGGTTGATGATGATGAAGATGCGGTTTGGGGGCTACTAGCCCCCTTGTCGTTTCAGTCAGATATTACTGGCAAAACTTACACGGCAGCCACTGGGTTCACAACTGACTTTATGTCAGTGCCGAGGTTCCCTGGATTGTATGAGAAGTTAGGGAATCGCGGGAGAAAGTCTGGGGTTATTCATGATTGGCTGTATAAGAATCAAGTTGAGCCAAGGGCAATTTGTGATGAAATACTCAAGGAGATGCTACTGGTGAACGGATTTGAGGAGCTGGACGCCTGCGCATGTTATACAGCCGTCCGAGCCTTTGGTGGTAGTCACTACTGAGGTGCTAGTAATGCTTTCTGGTGGCAGATAGTAGTTGCGTATTCTAAGTCATCAGTATACAGTACCTTCTGCTCTGTTGTCCAGATTCGGAACTGTTCTTGCTGACAAGGGGTGGCAGATGCTATCTGCTTGTCAGTGAGGCGTGGTTCTTCTACTGGGAAAGAGAAGATAATTAGTAAATAGAAAAAAGCCCCAAAGATGAGTGTTAGTAGGCTCATCATTAAGATGTTAATGTATGTCAGCCTCATTCTGCGAATCTCCCTTGGTTAGTGCTTTTAGCTGCAGCAATCTGCGCCTTTGTTCCTTTGTAGTTACCGTGCATATCTACTTCAACTAGCACAATGTCGTTTGGTATGTCGTAAAATTTTACTGTTGCAGCTGGTTGTGTACCCTCTGTGCTTACACTAGCTATTGCTTCTATTTCGTCATCAGTTTTCCAGAATTGTTCAGTAAGACCTTCCTGAGTTTTACCTAAGACAACATAATCGCCTGGCCCAGAAAGGTATTCACAACGTGCAATAATCGTTCCAGTATATCCGCTGTCAAGAAGCTTGACGGACTGCCCTAATTCAAACTTAAAAGTTTCAATCATTTTATATTTCCTTGTTGTTTGCTTGGGGAAGGTGGCTTGCGCATCCAGTGAGTGTAACCAATTACTTTAGAATTCCCTTGTATCATAGTGCCTCCTTTTAAGTAAAGTAGTAATTCAATTCCAGCGGGGGCTGGTGTGGTAGTAATGTCTTGCCATTGTAAGCGTTTTAGCTTTTGATGCAGGAAGTTAAGCTCTGCTTGGGCAATTGCTAATTCCTTTTGTAGGTCAAGTATTGTCTGGTTGGTCATGCTCATCCTCGTCGTCTTCCTCACTGCGTTTGTCATTGTCGAGTTCCTCTTGCAACTCGCTCCTGCGGTAGTCATCTTCTTCTCGCTTCATTTCCAAGCGCTGGGCTTCGTCGAAACCGCCAGTTAATTTCCATGCCTCGTGGGTCATAGCCATTCCTTTACCAGTATTTAAGTGCAAAATGCACAAGGATTATCACAGGGGAAAATGTTATTGCCGCGGACAAAAGAAGCAGAAACATGGTGAATAGGGTAAGTAGCAAATCTCTCATAGCTTCCACCCGTCCAATACCTTGCCTGTTAGTCTGTAGGCGTACATAAGCTTAGAACACCACAAATACAAATATGTGCTTGCGCTTTCTTCACCAACCATTACTTGCCTAGGGAAGTCGTGAGTCATATATTCAAACTCAAGTCCGTCAGGGATAGGGCAAGCCCCGCCTAACCACACCGTCCAAGGCTGGTGTGGCACTATCTGCACGTTACTTGGGCTAATTGCGAATATGTCTAAGTTGCTGTCCGCAGTTTTAGAGGTCGCACCGAA